TACTAATGCTTTTATAAGTAACTTTTCTCTTGCTGACACAGTTGTTGTATCAGGAGAAAAATACAATATAAATAAAATAAATTTAGATATAGTAACAGGTAAGGCTGACTTAGAACTTATTTCAACATATGCAGCTGTTAGTTATTTATGTTTACCTTCTTTATTTGAGGTAAGAGTAGAAGCTATAACAGGAGGATACATATATATATTTAGCAATAGATATGGTGTTTATCAAATGGCTACAGGTACTTATACTTTTAGTAATGTTCCTGACACACATCCTATTGCTTTTCACAATAACGGGAAAGAATCATTAATTAGTTATACAGGTGCAGTTAATGCAGGATCTAAAACAGGTCTTGATGGAAATACATATACATATTATTCTGGTGATGTAACAGTAACAGTAAATGGTGACTTTGGAACTATTAGTTATGAGTGTTATCATCACGGATATATGGGCGGTGAAAACAACTTAACATACAATGCGACTTGTTCAGTAGCACCTACACCAACTCCTGAAACAGGAACACTAACAGTAGATGCAACAGATATAACAGTAGATAGTGCATTAATAACAGCAGATCAAACAGACGAATAATGATTAAATTAATAATAGAACTATTAAAGACAGATAACTTTTATGGAGTTAATCCTTATATAGACATTGCTAAAGGAAAGTATAAAGCTCCTTTAACAATAACAGAAGCAAAAGAAGTAATTAAACGTAGATGGTATGGCAGATAATAAGAATTTAATATATACAATAACCGTTACCGACAAAGGTACTTTTGTAATTAAGGAGTTAAATAAAGAAGTAAAAGATTCTTCAGCTTTATTTAAGACTTTAAATGCTGATATGATCGAAAATGCAAAGGCAGGTAAATTAAGTGCTTCTGCAATGTTGGCTCAAATTAACCAGTTAAAACAATTAAGAAACGCCAACACCACAAACAATAAACTGTTTAGAAAGCAAACTGAAGATATACGTTTATTAGAAAACGAATACAAAAAACTTACTTTAGTAACTCAACAGCAAACAGATAAAACAGGATTAGCTTCTGCAACACTTGTTGAATTTAGTAGAGGTGTTCAAGATGCTAACTACGGTTTTAGAGGTGTAGCAAACAACTTATCTCAATTAACTACATTAATGACCACTTTAATAGGAACTACAGGTGGTCTTAAAAATGCTTGGATTGAATTAAGAAAAGCTTTTACAGGTCCTATTGGATTTTTAGTTGTAGCAAATATTGTTATTGCAGTGATTGAAAGATTGTCTATGAAAAATGAAGAGGTAACAAGAACCACTGATAATATGACTGATGCTTTAACTGACGCTGATGGATTGATAGCCTCATTACGAAGATATGCAGATATAGCTGAAGATGCTAATAGGATAGATGACGAAAGAACAGTTGCATTACAAAGATTAAAAGATGAAGGCTATGATCCTTTAATTGGATCTCTTCAAGAGTTTTTAGAAGCTAAAAGAGAAATAGCTCTATTTAATGCTACAGAAAAAATACTTCAAGATGAAGAGAAAGGTTTTATTGCAGAATTGATAGAATTACAAAGAAAATTAAAAAAAGAACAAGAGGAATTTGAAAAATTAGGAGAGCCAAAACAATTATTAAGAGGCGCTCCAGCTTTATTTCCAGGTTCAGGAATGACAGGTGCTGATCCATCTCAGATTAGACAAACTCAGCTTATGACTTCAATGAGTGAAACTAAAGATCAAATTAAACAAATTAATGATGAAATAGTAGAAGCTTTTAACAAGGTAAAAGAAGATTTAAAAGATAATCCTTTTTATCCAATATTATTTGGGGTAAAAGAAGATAAAGACAGAACTGTTAGGTCTAAAAGACTCAAAACAGTATCTGAATTTATCAAAAAAGAAGAAGACACAATCTTTGATAGTTTACAAAGACAATTAGATGGAAGAAAAGCTGTTGATGATTTTAAACAAGAATTACACGATAACGAAATAGATAGATTAAATGCAGAGCTTGATAAAAGAGAGGAGTTAGCATCTATAATAACATCGCAAGTAAAAAAATTATCACAAATACAAACACAAGCTTTTGCTGCACAAATTAAAAGATTAGACACTGAAAGAGATGTTATATTAAACAATGATAATTTAACTGCTGAAGAAAAAGATAGATTGTTAAAGAAAAATGATGTTGAAACAAGAAAAATAAGAACTAAGCAAATTAAATTTCAGCGAGATATGATGCAGATTGAAATGGCTATGGAACTTGCTAAAATAGGTTTACAACTACAAAACGCAATGACAACTGTAACTGTTGATGCTACTGGTGCTATATCCAAAGCAACTATGTCTTTAGGTGCGTTTATGAATCAATTAGGACCTGTTGGTATAGCAGCTTATGCGGCTTCTATTGGTGGTGTAATTGCAACTATTATATCTGCACGTAAAAAAGCACAACAAGAAATACAAGCATTGTCAAGCCAATCATTAGCTGTATCTGGTGGAGGAGGAAGTGCAGCACCACAAATACAAGCTCCTGCATTCAACGTAGTAGGTGCAACACAGACAAGTCAACTTGCTCAAACAATATCACAAGCCGATCAACAGCCTATAAAAGCATTTGTTGTAGCGTCTGATGTTTCTACTGCACAGGAACTTGAACGTAGTACAATTGAAGGAGCATCTATTGGATAATAAAACAAAATAAACTTAATATGGTTATTTAGATATGGAAAAGATAATAGAACTTATTATAGACGAAGAAAATGAGATTAGCGGTATTGAAGCTATCTCTGTCGTTGAAAATCCAGCAATAGAAGAAGACTTTATTGCACTAAAGGAACATAAAGATATTAAACTTGCTGAAGTAGATGCAGAACAAAGAATACTTATGGGTCCTGCACTTATTCCTAACAAAAAGATATTTAGAAAAGGTGCTGATGATGATGACAATAATTATTACATATATTTCTCTGAAGAGACAGTTAAGAAAGCATCTGAATTATTCTTTATAAAAAGCAAACACCAAAACTCTACCTTTGAACATTCATTTGAGTTATCAGATATGTCAGTTGTAGAATCTTGGCTAATAGAAGACCCTAAAAATGATAAAGCATCAGCCTATGGTTTTGACCTACCAAAAGGAACTTGGATGGTATCAATGAAAGTATTAAATGATGATGTATGGGAAGCTGTTAAAGCAGGAGAAGTAAAAGGATTTTCTATAGAAGGTTACTTTGCTGATGGACTTGAAAGACCAAAAGAAAGTATAAAGGAAAATGCTTGTAGTGAATGTTTAAGTGAATTAAACGCAGAGTTTGAATTAGCAGAAGTCTTGGCAAGTTTAACTGAAGAGGTAGAGCTTGAATCTTATGGAGGTTATCCACAGTCTGCAAAAAACAATGCTAAAAGAGGAATTAAATATAACGAAGCTGTAAATAATAAATGTGCAACACAGGTTGGTAAAGTTAGAGCAAGACAACTTGAAGCAGGAGAGAATTTTACTTTACCTACTCTTAAACGCATATACTCATATTTATCAAGAGCTTCTGCTTACTATCAGGAAGGGAATAATGAAGCTTGTGGAACTATATCGTATTTATTATGGGGTGGTAAATCAATGTTAACTTGGGTAACATCTAAACTTAAAGGACTTGATGCAATAGAAGCAGCATCAACTATTATTGATGGTAGAGCTGCTTATACAACTGTAGAAGAAGCTGAAAGAGCTGCAGAGGATATTGGATGTTCAGGTTACCATACTCACGATTACGAAGGTGATACTTGGTATATGCCCTGTGAGGAACACAATCTAAAAGCTCCTTGCCAGGATGGATATGAGCAGATAGGTATGAAAGATAAAGATGGTAGAAAAGTACCTAATTGTGTTCCAATAAAATGATGAAAAGAAGAAAAAACGCAACATTAAGTTATTCATCACCAAGAAGCTCATCAAGAGCTTGTTTGTGTCCAGATGGAAGAACATATTCAAGAAAATGTTGTGATGGAACGTTAGAAGCTCAAGGAATAGGAAGCATACATAAGACAAGTAATTATTTATTACAAGAAAATAGAGATTTAATATTACAAGAAGACAACAGTAAAATAAAATTATAATGGCAGATAAAAAAATATCCGAATTAAGTTTAGTAGCAGCATCAGATTTAGATGGTTCTGAAGTAATACCTATAGTTCATTCATCAGAAACTAAAAAAACTACAATATCTAATTTAGAGAATCTAATAGTTACACATTTAGTATCAACTGACATTACAGTTATATCTGGAGGTAGTGATATAGATTTAAATGATTCTGCTTATGATAATGCAGAGATGATTAAGTTGAGTTGGTCAGGTGGAAGTGATACAGTAGACATAACTTTACCAGACGCAACAGCAACTAAAAACTTAAATAGACAAATAAGACTAATAACAGACAGTTCATATACAACAAATACACACGCTGATTTAACACCAAGAAGTGGACAAACATTAGATGGTGAATCTACTCATTATAGAATTAATAAAGCGTATGAAGGTATAACGGTATGGTGTGATGGTACTGAATGGTTTATAATCCAAGCTAAAGCATCTTAAAAATACAACAAAGTATTTAAAATCAGTAATAACTATAAATAAGAATCTTATGAAAGCAAGTGAAATTGTAACTAAAATCAAAGATGTTCTTTTATCAACTAATTCAGAAGAAGAAGTAACTACTTCTGAAGTAGAATTAAAAGAAGAAGCTCCTAAAGCTAAAAAAGAAGAAGCTAAAAAGGAGAGTAAAGAAGAAGCTCCTGCTGCTGAAGTGAAAGAGGTATCTTACTCTGCAGAAGAAGCAACTGACGAACTACAAGAGGAAAACTACGAGGAAAATCCTATAGAAGAAGCTCCTGCTGTAGAGTACGCTACTAAAGACGAAGTTTCTGAACTTAAGTCTATGGTAGAGAAACTAAGAGGAATGATAGAAGCTAAAGAAGAAGCTAAAGAAGAAGTTCCACAAGAACTATCTGCTGATGAGCCTGCTGAAGCAATTAATCATTCACCAGAAAACGAAGTAAGTAATAATATTGGTGTTAGGTTTGCTCCTAATGCAAATAGAAACACTACTTACAATAGAGTATTAAACGCAATAAGTAAATAATAATTAATTAATTTTTAAATAATGGCAACAACAACTTCAATAACTACTACTTACGCTGGTGAATTTGCAGGGAAATATATTTCTGCTGCTTTGTTATCAGGTAAAACTTTAGCGGAAGGGAATATTACAACAGTACCTAACGTTAAATACAAACAAGTAATGAAAAAAGTGGCAACAGATGACATCGTTAAAGACGCAACTTGTGACTTTTCTGATACATCAACACTTACTCTTACTGAAAGAATCTTAACTCCAGAAGAGTTCCAAGTGAACTTAGAGTTATGTAAAAAAGACTTTAGATCTGACTGGGAAGCAGCTCAAATGGGATTCTCTGCATTTGACAACCTACCTCCTTCTTTCTCTGACTTTTTAATTGCTCACGTAGCAGACAAAGTAGCTCAAAGAATTGAGACTAACATTTGGACTGGTACTAACGCAACTGCAGGTCAGTTTGATGGATTCATCACAACTTTAGGTGCTGATTCAGATGTAAATGACGTAACAGGTACAGCTTCAACTGCAGCTAACATTATCACAGAGCTTGGTAAAATTGCTGATGCAATTCCATCTGCTGTATATGGTTCAGAAGATATGACTATTTACCTTCCAGGTAATATGTACAGAAACTACATTAGAGCTTTAGGTGGATTTGGTGCTTCAGGATTAGGAGCAGCAGGTACTAACGATCAAGGTACTCAATGGTACAATATGGGATCAGGTCTATCATTTGATGGTATTCAAGTAGTTCACGCTCCTGGTTTATCTGACGATGACGCTGTAGCAGCACAAAAATCAAACTTATTCTTCGGAACAGGTCTTTTATCTGACCAAAACGAAGTAAAAGTAATTGATATGGCTGATCTTGATGGTTCTCAAAATGTGAGAGTTGTTATGAGATTTACTGCTGGTATTCAGCACGGACTTGGTGGTGAAGTGGTATTATACGCTACATCATAATAAATAATTGTTCAACTTAAGAAAGGGTAGGTAAGCCTTGAGCCTACCGCCCTTTTTTTTATATAAAAAATAAAAATTATGGCTTGTGATTTAACATTAGGAAGAAAAGAACCTTGTAAAGATGTCGTTGGTGGAATAAAAAATGTTTATTTTACTGATTTTGGTGACTTTGGAACTGTAACATTAACAGATGATGAAATTACTAATATGTCAGGTACTTTTACAGCATTTAAATACGAAGTAAAAGGAAACTCATCATTAGAACAAACTGTTAATGCTTCAAGAGAAAACGGAACTACTTTCTATGAGCAAACATTAAATTTAACTCTTAAGAAATTATCAAAAGAAGATAATAAAGAATTAAAGTTATTAGCTTATGGAAGACCTCACGTTGCTGTTGAAGACTATAACGGAAACGTAATGGTTGTAGGACTTGAACACGGTGCAGATGTATCAGGAGGTACAATTGTAACTGGTGCTGCAATGGGAGACTTAAGTGGATATACATTAACATTAACTGGTATGGAAACATCTCCAGCTAACTTTGTATCTTCACCTACAGCAGCTGACCCATATGATGGTATGGCTGGTGCAACAGTAACTGTAACGGTAGGTACTAACTCTTAAACATAGAGTGTTCTTAAATAT